GATCTCCACCATAGATACGGTTCAATATGTTAACTTCTTGTAATCGTAATAACATGTCGAATCCAGATGTCATAAGGTATGAACCTTGATATCCCATTTGTGCATAGCCAGCTCCACCACCTAAACCAGGTGCTCCTGCAAATCCACCACCCCACGGATTAAATAATCCTGATGTCATCTCTGATGGTGTAAACCATAAAACCTCGTTTACCTCACGACCTGCAGGTATTTCATAAAGTTGTGTATTTGCGGAAAGGGTAATGTAATCTTTTTTGAGAACCCATGGACCCGATGTTTGAAGACCAACAATCTTTGAATATGCGTACGTGAATTGGTTTTCAAAATCCATTGTTCTTGTTACCAATGCTTTGGCAACAGATTTCTCATCCATATTTAAGTTAACTAAGTTAACCCATTGTGACTCGATCAACCAATCTAAAGTGTATTGTGTATAATCTTGAATTGATAGTTCCATCAAAGAATCCATCATTTCATCCTCCAATTCTACCGAACGTAGAGGGGCACCTAACTGATGTTTGATACGTGTATAAATTCGACCTCTTTCTGGTTCTCCGATTACTGCCATAATAATATAAATACTTTCTAAAAGTTATTTTATATCGTACAACAAAGCGTCTTTAGGAAACACGAAGTTTCCACCGATGATATTTGGTTTTTTATTGAATATGAGAACATTCTTTCCTTTTTGGAAAATCATCCAATCTGTTGAATATTGTTTGACATTACCTGTACCTGTAAGAATTATCTTATCACCTTTTTCTATTCTATCTTTGAACCCCTTGATTTGTGCGGTGTATTCTTTTCCGTCTACGGTGATTTTTGCGTCGATACCCTTTGTCATATCTTCTTCGTCTCCCAACCCACCAGTTTTAACTGCGGATCCCGCTCCCAAAAATCTATTGATGATTGCAACTGTAATTTCTTCCCTTTTTTCTCCTGCTGAGTCAGTATCAATCAATGTTCTCATTAAGTTTTGGAATGTAGAACTTTCCTTGTCAAATATTCTGAATTTAAAATGGTCTATTGCCTTGTTGAATCTTGTTATTTCTGCAAGTTGTTCGCCTGGCGTCTTACCAACAAAATCTATCAACGGCTTTTTCGGATCAATAGATTTGATCACCTTATTTATATCGTTAACCAATATACAAAAAGCGTTGTAGTTGGTGTTTAGTTTATTTACAACAGATCTACCTGGTGATTCCAAATTATAAACACCGGCCATGTTTCCTTGATTGTCCCTTTCGGCCCAATTTTCTCTGAATACCTCTCTTAATACGTTGTTGATATTAGCACTGTATTCGTATTTTATCTTTTTGTTTACATTAAACATTACTCTCACAGCTTCAACAAACTCACTAGAACACTTCTCTGATTTTCCTTCAGATAAAATCTGTTTGAATTTTATAGACTCAGCTAATTTTGTTTCCGTCTTCATCTCATACATTTTTGAAACAAAGTCCCAATTTACCACTTTCCAAAAATTTGCAATGTACTCGTCTCTTTTGTTTCTGTATTTCAAATAATAAGCGTGTTCCCACAGATCAAGACCCAATAAAGGAAAACCCCCACCTTCAATTACATTCATCAGCGGGTTGTCCTGATTAGGAGTTGACATTATCTTCAACTTGTTTTGACTCGTTAATACCAACCAAACCCAACCTGATCCGAATCTTTCTTTGGCTATTGTTTCAAACTCTTTTTTGAAGTTGTTGAAATTTTTATATTGTTTTTTGATTTTCTCTTCGAGTTCCCCTTTTAGTTTCATTGGTTTTGGGGATAACATATTCCAAAACAATGCGTGATTGAATGCACCACCTGCGTTGTTTCTTATTGTTTTGTCATACTTTGATATCGATTTTATTATCTTCTCCAAATCGAGATCGCCGTATTTTTTCTTAGAAAGTGCGTCGTTTAGTTTATCAACATAGCCTTTGTAATGTTTGTTGTAGTGGAAGTTCATCGTTTCTGCGTCGATGAATCCTTTGAGGGCTGAGTAAGAATAGGGTAATTTTTCTATTCCTATTTTTTTCATTTCTGTGATTAACAACTTGGTTTCTTCTTGAATGTGTGTTTCTGTAATTTGTTTTTCAAGTTGTTCAATCTTCTGTTCTAGTTTATTCATATAAATGGATTATTCTATAAATAATCCGTAAGTTCGTTATTGTCTACGTTGGTTAATTTGTTTCATAATTTCTTCTACTATATCTACATCATTCTTTACATCACCCATCACCGTAGCAATAACTTGTTTTTTCTTATTGAGTATGTCGTAAATGATACCTTCTATGGTATTTTCAAATATTGGATAGTAAACTAGTACATTGTTTTTTTGTCCGTATCTATATGCTCTGTCTTCCGCCTGAGAGTGGTCGGACGGTAAAAATGATAAATCGTTCATGATAACAGCTTCAGCGGCAGTCAGGGTAATTCCCACCCCAGCGGCTTTTATATTACCAACGAACACTTTTACTTTATCATCATTTTGGAATTTATCTACACTATTTTGTCTGTCGGGTTTTGACATTGATCCATCTAATCTAACAGCCGCTTTCCCGAAGTGTTGTACAATCTGTTCTAATGAGTTTGTGAAGTTACAAAATATAATAACCTTTTTACCTTGTTCTATGATGTTTTCCGCTAATTCAATAGTATTCAAGACTTTCTCATTTGCAATCACTTGTCTTACCTCAGTTAGTTTGGTGAACTGTACTGTTAGTGATTTACTTTCATCAGGATTTTTTTCGTACCAATTGTAATAGTCACCCATAACTTCCTCATATTTTTTGGATTTCAGTCTAAGGTAAACTGGGGTAATAATTTTGTCAGGTAGATCCAACACATTTTCTTTCAACCTTCTTAGGACCATGTTGGATGTCCTGTCTCTGAGTTCCTCAAGATTGGACGCACCCATAACGTTCCAAACTTTTCTAGCACCAACTTTGAACTGATACCCCTCACAATATCGGATAACATACGCCATCCAATTTTTGGCAACAGGAGAATCCACGAGGTTCAAGAGATTATAATAATCTATGGGTCTTGAAGTCATGGGAGTACCAGTCAATAACCAAAGTCTATCAACTCTTTTTACAAAGTCGTTGATGAGTTTGGTCCTTTGGGCTTGAGGATTTTTAATATAGTGTGCTTCGTCAATAACCACCAAATCAAAACCGGCTCTAAGAATCTGCGAATCATCTTTCTTTTTAGGGTCATGGAAATTTTTTATAATGTCATAGTTTATGATAACAAAGTCGTGTTCCGTACTGAAGTTCTTACCTTCGGAAATGTATACCGATCTTTGTGTGTAATTTTCTATTTCTCTTTGCCAGTTAATCTTCAAAGAGGCTGGACAAATAATCAGAATTTTCTTTGCACCTGATTCGAGAGCCGCTATAATGGTAGACGTAGTCTTGCCAAGACCCATATCATCCGCCAAAACATAACGTTTATTTTCAACCAACTTTTGGATAGCTTCTTTCTGATGGTTGAGTGGTGGTCTGTTAGAATATTTTTCATAGTTGATATTAACGTCTTTTACGGTGTGGTCTTTGATCACAGCCGCTTTTGGTAACCAAAATTCATGGAGAGATTCCGATTCAAAAACTTTACCCCAAATATGGTACGCTTTATCTTTTTCGGCCAATAGTTTTTCAACCCAAACTTTTTCAGGTATTTGAGTATAAAGTTTATCGTTAGCTAGTTTCTGTGCGAAATAGGTGTCTAACATTGCCCACTTCTTTGCAACTTTAGGTTGTTTATCGTGGTTATTGATAATGTATTCTGATTGACTTCTTGTTGGATAGAACTTTTTGTTGAGTTGGAATTTACGTTTGAGTTCCTGAATATAATTGTTGGAACCTTCGTAGGTTTCCAAAATTGAAAGTGCTTTAGATTCTATTGATATGTCACTCATCGGTTCTCTTCCTTAACTCTTTTTATCATGTCCCAATATTCTTCGGACCCGTAGTAAACCAAAATCTCTTCCCCTTTTTCGATCTCTCTCAATGCGTAGAACTCAAAGGTGTTATTTTCTTTGTTAGATCTCCAAGCGGCACTTGCTTTTTCGCTATGATTATAAAACATACCATAACCACCAGAAACTACTTGTTTCTCAGGGTTTCCACCTTGAGGCCAGTTAAATCTATAATCTATTAGAATACGTGATGGATCAGAGTCTTTCAAGTTGATGTCAACAATGGGACAGATTTCGATCACTTCCCATATTTTGATTTTATTGCTGGCGAACACACCTATCCCGTGTATTGGACTTTTATCCAAATATATTTTGGTGGGTGGGTTTATTCTCATAACAATTTTTAAGACAAATATAATTCTTTCCGATGTATTTATCAACATATGGATAGACAGGTCCCAATAACAAGGTTAGGTAAGTTTTTCGGTGGGGAAGATTTTGCCCTTGATATTGGCATGGGTGAAGAATGGCTTGAGGGTGATTTGAATTTCACATTAGTTTTATACAAGGTAGATAAGAAAAAGACTAAGACTGATGATGTTTATGGAGAGGCTCTCGAGGACGGAATTCAATTTTTACCACCTGTAGAGTTTAAGGGTTATGTGAAAATACTACCTCCTACCAATCAAATGCTTGGTGGATCAAGAATTAACCAATCAGAGCCAGGAAACCTTCAGGTTTCTGTTTATCAACAAACGTTGGACGACCTTGAAATTTCAATCGACTTTGGAGATTACATAGGTTATTATGAAACTGAAAGCCGTGTTAGATATTATAGTGTGGTTGATGATGGGAGGGTTAATTCAGATAATAAACACACTTATGGTGGTTATAAACCGTTCTACAGGACGATACTTGCCACTTACGTAAATGATAATGAATTTAGAGGAATATGATTTATTTAATATCTGAATCACAAGAATCTTTGTTACGTGATAACCTTTTGGGTCAGAAGGTAATGGTGTATTATAATCTACACAAACATACTTTCTCAATTCAGAAAAGTGGTCTCGTAGTTCTACACGCAGATTTTGTGGTTCTATCAGATGTTGAGTTTCGTGTTAGAAAGGGTGGGAAAGAAAAAGTTAGAAAAGAGAAATCCAAAAACGTTCACGCGTTTGTAATCGGTACGTTGGAGGATTATTGTGAATATCCTTGTGAAGAAATTCCGAATTTAGATGGGGGTGATGTTATTTCGTATAACCCTTATGTAAATGATTCGTTCGTTATAAAATCAACTCAAGAACCAATTTACCAAGCATCACAAGTTGCTTTGGTGAATGGATCAAATAAAATTTATTTATTAGAACCATAATGCCTTTTCCTAAACAAGTAAAAAAACAGATTGATTTAGTTCCTCAGAAAGAGTTACTTGCTCGTAGGGAACAACTCTTGGATTATATTACAAGAGATGGAACTTACTTACCTAAGTCTGTTCTTCATGCTGATTTAGATAGAGGTATGTTGGATTTTGTGAAGAACGATTTGGAAACGGTTACTTCAGGTAAAGTTGTGCCAGTCGTGGATATCATGATTACAACACAGAACTGGGCTCAGTTTACTGAGACTTGGAATTTTTCTGACTTAGATAAGAACGTTAAAGTTCCTTTCATGACTGTGGTAAGAAATCCTGATGTAAAATATGGATCAAACCCAGCTTTGATTTACAATATCCCCAACAGAAGACAGTATTATTTCGCAACTGTTCCAACATGGGACGGACAAAGAAAGGGTATGGATATCTACACAATACCTCAACCTGTACCTGTCGATATAATTTACAGCCTTAAGTTCATGTGTAATAGAATGCGTGAATTGAATCAATTGAATAAGATTGTAATGCAAAAATTTGCTTCTCGTCAAGCATACACATTTGTTAAAGGGCACTACGTTCCAATAATTCTTCAGAACGTTTCTAATGAATCAGTTTTAGAATTAGACAAAAGAAAATATTACATTCAAAGTTATGATTTTCTTATGATGGGATTCTTGATTGATGAAGAGGAGTTCGAAGTGAAACCCGCAATCTCAAGGACCGTACAGTTATTAGAAACAAGTAATTCGAAAAGAAGGAGACCTAAAAGAGTTTATCCTGAAAACGCAACCGAGTTTCCTTTAACATTCAACTTCGCTGTTGGTGAAAGTGCTTATACCGAGACTTACAATTATACCGCCAATTTCAATTATAGTAGTAATATAAATGTTGATAGTTGGGACGTTTATCTGAACGATTATTACTATGGACAAAACGTTTACACTATACAGGTAACTTCAGGAGATGTTGTTCGTTTTGAAATCACTCCTGTGGATCCTTCGGCACCTTCGTCTTTACTCTATATTGCAAGTCTCGTCTAATCTTCCCCGTACAAATCGGTTTTCTCTCTACATTTTTCCATGATTAAATTTTCAAGGAACTTATAGATTTTCAAACCCCTCTTGTCACAGTATTTTCTCAACCTTTCGTGGGACTCAATAGAGATCTTGATGTTTTTTATCTCTTTCTTTGTTTTTGACGTTGTTTTCATGGGCAGAAAAAAGGCAGAATTAAATATCCTGATTTACAAATACATATGCGGGAACAAAGATTTTTGTCTTTAATTTAATATTTATGAATAAAATAAATTCAACTAGAACTTTTTAATAATGGCAACAGCACAAAAAGTATTCGTATCACCTGGTGTTTACACTACAGAGACTGATTTATCATTCGTGGCTCAGAGTGTGGGGGTAACCACTTTAGGTATCGTTGGGGAGACCTTGACCGGCCCAGCCTTCGAACCAATTTTCATAACAAGTTTTGATCAGTTCCAAGCTCTCTTTGGACCTACGTCTCCTGAGAAATTTGTGAACACTCAAATCCCTAAATATGAAGCGGCTTACATTGCTAAGTCATATCTTCAACAATCAAACCAATTGTTCGTTACAAGAATTCTTGGTTTATCAGGATATGATGCGGGTCCTTCATGGTCATTCACAACAATAGCAAATGTGAATCCTACTACAATTGGAACTTCAGGTTCTTCTGTAGATTTCGTCTATAGTTTCTCAGGAAACAGTGGAGGGACAATAAATCTAACTCAAGGTACAATGCCAAGTATTATTTGGAATAACCTTGATACACCGTATACTCAAAATAACGGTTCGACTTCATCTTTAAGAGATGATATCGAGGCTCAAATTATGGGTATTGCAAACGCTTCGGGATCAACTTCAGGATCGAGTTTGTATGTGTATGGTGCTATTGATACACAAGATCTAATAGATTTGACGGGTGGTACATACACAGATGTTACTAACGTTTTCAGTGTAAGTGATTTGGATAACTCTAATATTGTGTTCTCCGCAGAATCAAACGATGAGTGGTATTATGCAACCTTCGACAAACCAAATACTTCTCAGACAGGATATAGTGGTTATTCATTCTTGAACTACGTATCAACAATTAATGGTCAAGGTTCAGCAACATATGCTACTTTCTCAGGTGCTATGTCAGGTTCGGTTTATTATTATTCAGGTACTTCTTACTCTGAGTACGACAACGTTGTTGTTGCTACTTTGAGATCAAGAGGTATTTCGCTTTATAATGCAACAACTGCGGGTCCAAGATATCAAGTATCTGGTTTAACAGATCTTGGATTGGATATTTCAGGTTCATATTCAGGATTGACTTCAAATCCATACTCAACTTTTGCAATTACGGGTACAACTTATGAAGGTGACAATTTCTCATTTGAGACTTCGTTCCAATCTTCAGACTCCGAATATATTACAAAAGTATTGAGTATTTCTAATTTCTCAAAATCAAGATTGGATGTTCCTGTATTCGTGGAGGAAGTTTATCAAACAATGTTAAACTGGTCTTACAATAACGGTTACATTCGTGGTATCAATTCTGAGTTCGTAGCTTTACCAGAAGCTAGAAACGGAGATTTGACATCAATCGCTAACAACCTATTCCAATACCAAAGTCCAAGAACACCTTGGGTTGTTTCTGAACTTAGAGGTAATAAAGTTTATAATCTTTTCAAATTCGTTTCTATCTCTGATGGAGACGCAGCGAATACGCAAGTTAAAATCTCAATCATGAACATGTCGTTCAATAACTCGACATTTGATATCATGGTTAGATCGTTCTTCGATACAGATGCTAATCCTGTAGTTCTTGAGAAATACACTAACTGTACAATGGATCCAAATTCTAACTCATTCGTGGCTAAGAAAATTGGTTCTTCAGATGGGGAGTATCCTCTGAATTCAGCATACATCATGATTGAGTTATCAGAAGAATATCCAATCGATGCACTTCCTTGTGGATTCGAGGGTTATACTATGAGAGATTATCAAGGTAATACTCAATCACCAATCCCAATTTATAAGACAGCATATAATTTCCCTGGTCAAGTAATTTACAACCCTCCTTTTGGAACAACTAATGGTGGATCTAATGTGGTTACAAGTTCAGGTGATAACGTAAGAAGAACTTTCTTAGGTTTCTCTAATACAATTGGTATTGATGAATCGTTCTTACAATTTAAAGGATTCCAAAACATAGCTAACCATTGTGGTACAAACGCTGAAATTCCTTTCAATTATAGAACCAAAGGTTTCCACATGGATTCAGGTGCGACTGTTGTTACAATTGCAAATACATTCATGACCAGTGGTCAAACAGCATTTGAGGTTGGAGATGCTAGTTTCAACTCTGAACCAACTTCTCCTGAGAATCCTTACTACAGAATCTTCGCAAGAAAGTTCACACTATGTTTTGCGGGTGGATTCGATGGTTGGGATATCTACAGAGAATCAAGAACAAATACCGATGAATATATCTTAGGTGCTTCAGGTTACTTAAAAGGTGCTTGTCCTACTTCAAGATATCCTTCAGCGACAGGATGGGGAGCTTTCAGAGATTATGCATACGGTGATAACGTATCAAATTGGGGAAGTAGTGACTACTACGCATACCAATTGGGTATTACAACATTTGCAAATCCTGAAGCAACTAACATTAACGTGTTTGTTACTCCTGGTATTGATTATGTAAACAATAGTGGTCTTGTTGAATACGCAGTTGACATGGTTGAGGATGACAGAGCAGATTCTATCTATATCTGTACTACTCCTGACTATGATATGTTCCTACCAACAACTTACGATAACGTAGGTTTAATTTACCCAACCGAAGCGGTAAACAATTTGGAAGAAACAGGTATCGACTCTAACTATACAGCGACATACTATCCTTGGATCTTAACTAGAGATACTGTTAATAACACACAACTTTATATTCCTGCAACAGGTGAAGTTTGTAGAAACTTAGCATTGACAGACAACATTGCTTTCCCATGGTACGCATCAGCGGGTTACACAAGAGGTCTTGTTAATTCAATCAAAGCGAGAATCAAACTAACTCAAGAAAACAGAGATACCTTGTATCAAGGAAGAATTAACCCAATCGCAACCTTCTCTGATGTAGGTACAGTAATTTGGGGTAACAAAACTCTACAAGTTGCAGAATCTGCTCTTGATAGACTTAATGTTAGAAGACTTCTATTACAAGCTCGTAAGTTGATTTCGGCAGTAGCAGTAAGATTGTTGTTCGAACAAAACGACGAGATCGTAAGACAACAATTCTTGGATAGTGTGAACCCTATCATGGATTCAATCAGAAGAGACAGAGGTGTTTACGATTTCCGTGTAACAGTTTCTTCATCTCCTGAAGATCTTGACAGAAATACACTAACAGGTAAAATTTATCTTAAACCTACGAAGTCTCTTGAATTCATCGATATCGAATTCTTGATTACACCAGCAGGTGCGACTTTCGAAAATATCTAATAAAATATGGGGGGACTAGTTCCCCCCTTTTTAGCCAAACATGAAAAAAGAATTTAGGGAAGGTTTTACGGAAAAAGGAAGTCCCGATATGAAATATTACGCATTTGATTGGGACGACAATATTGTTCATATGCCAACTGAAATTGTACTCAAAACTGAAGATGGTGATGAGATTGGTATGTCTACCGCAGATTTTGCCGAGTATAGAGGTAAAATAGGTAAAGAGAATTTTGATTATAAAGGTGATGTAATTGTTGGTCTTGCTGAAGATCCGTTTAGAAACTTCAGAACAGCAGGAGATAAACAGTTCCTGATAGATGCAATGAAAGCAAAACAAGGACCAGCATTCGATGATTTCAGAGAAGCTATCAACAATGGTTCAATTTTTTCTATCATCACTGCAAGAGGTCACAATCCAAATACAATTAAACAAGCCGTTTACAATTATATCATAAATAATTTTAATGGTATAAGTAAGGAGGAGTTATTAAAGAACCTTAAGAAGTACCGTTCATTTGTGGGTGAAGAAGAAATGACGGACGACGAATTAATCAAGACATATTTAGAACTCAACAAATACCACCCCGTGTCTTTTGGAGATGAAGGAGCTGCGAAGAATCCTGAAGAGGCGAAGGTCGAGGCAATGGAGGGGTTTGTAAACTACATCAAAGCCATGGCGGCTTTATTAAACAAAAGAGCATTCCTTAAAAAAGACATTGCAAATAAATTCACACCTAGTATTGGATTTTCTGATGATGACATTAGAAATGTAGAAGTAATGAAGAAAAGGTTTGATAAAGATCCAGATAATATTGTTAAAACTTATTATACTGGAACTGGAAAGAAATCTAGAATGGAATAATGAATATCTTTTTTCACCGAATAAGTAAATAGAAAAAAATTTTCGGGGATATATTTATACTTATAAACACAAAAACAAAAATTAATATATTATGGCTGACTTACTGATGAAAATGCCGATACCCTACGAACCGAAACGTCAGAATAGATTTATTCTGAGATTCCCTTCGACTTTGGGTATAAATGAGTGGTTCGTGGAATCCGCGGCCAGACCTCACATTACAATCAATGCGACGGAAATTCAATTCCTTAATACATCAACTTATGTTGCTGGTAGATTTACATGGCAAACAATCCCTGTAACCTTCCGTGACCCAATTGGACCTTCAGCGGCTCAAGCTCTTATGGAGTGGGTTCGTTTACACGCTGAGTCTGTAACAGGACGTATGGGATACGCAGCAGGTTACAAGAAAGATATTGACCTTGAAATGTTGGACCCAACAGGAGTTGTTGTTGAGAAATGGATCCTTTATGGAACTTTCTTAACAGATGTTAACTTCAACGCTTTATCTTATTCACAAGATGCGTTGGCAAACATTTCTACAACTTTGAGAATGGATAGATGTGTTCTTGTATATTAATTCTTTAAAAAAAGTAAAGTCAGTTTATATTTAACCGTGGAGACAAAACTCCACGGTTTTTTTTATGGATAGTCAAACACAACAATACGCGACACAAAATTTAAACCTACCTCATGACGTGGTGCCTTTACCATCGGGTGGTGTTTTTTATAAGAACAAAAAATCTGCAGTTAAGGTTGGATATCTCACTGCAAACGATGAAAATATCATCTTGGGTGGAGGAACCAATCTAACAATGGACCTCATCAGGGCTAAGTTATATGAACCTGATATGAAACCTGAAGACTTGGTTGAAACAGATATCGAGGCAATCCTTATTTTCTTGAGAAACACATCTTTCGGACCTGAAATTCAAATGACAGTGAACGATCCTAAAACTAATAAAAGTTTCGAAGCGGTTGTTTCATTGGCAGAGTTGAATATTAAAAAGGGGGTCGAACCTGATGCGGAAGGTTTATTCGAAACTACATTACCCGTATCCAACAGTGTTGTGAAAATTAGACCACTCACACTCGGACAAATAAATGAAATTTCTGCAATGGTTGACCAATATCCAAAAGGTAGACCAGCACCAAGAATCACATGGAGACTCGAGAGACAAATTGTTGAGGTTGATGGGTCAAGAGATAGAGCACAGATTGCTCAGTTCGTGAGTAGGATGATGATTGCGGATTCCAAACACATAAGAAAATTCTTGGATGACAACGAGCCAAGACTTGATATGCAACGTGTTGTAACAACCCCATCAGGAGATAAGCTAACCGTATTCGTTGGCTTTGGGGTGGACTTTTTTCGTCCTTTCTTCTGATTATAGAAAATCTCAAATTGATGAATTCTATTATTTGAGTACATTAATGAAGATCAGTTGGCAGGATTTTTTGATTATGCCAGTTTTTGTGAGGAAGTATCTACTTGAAAAGTGGATTGAAGATAATAAAAAAGATGGGACCTAAAATTGGTCCCTCTTCTATTTATAAGAAAATACAGTCATGGCTGGAGAAGATTTAGATTCGTTAGGAACATATGATGAGGAACTGAAAAAGTTTGCCAAAATTCCTGGTGAAATTGCTGATGCTATTCAGAATCTGAATCTTTATGCGAGTGATGTGAATAGGACCTTTGGTCAAATGAGACAGCGTATAAGTGATGCTGTCCGTGAAATATCTTTAGCCACTCCTGAATTGAACAAAGTAGGTGGAACCGCGAAGGATGCCACTCAGACTATTATTGACACGTCAAGTGCTTTAAAAAAGAATGTTATTGCTTCAAGTGAGGCAATCACCGAGTTGTTTACAACTTCAAAGGTTTTAGGGAAGGATGTTGAGAGTATAGTCTCTACAATGGCTGATGTGGGTATCCAATTTGGAAATGTTCAGGAAAATATGGTCGGAGCTGTTAATTACGTACAATCTATTGGTATGAATACCCAACAGATAATGGGAGACGTTGTTAACAATGCCGAGTTACTGAACAGGTTCAACTTTGACGGAGGAGTACTTGGATTGACCAAAATGGCAGCACAATCCGCAATGTTGAGGGCGAATATGAGAGATGCCGAAAACTTCGCGGAAAAAGTTTTTGAACCAGAAGGAGCGATAGAAACCGCAGCCGCATTCCAAAGATTGGGAATTTCTGTTGGTGCGTTGTCAGATCCTTTTGCATTGATGAATGCTTCAATAAATGATCCTGCGGGTCTACAAATGTCTTTGGCGGAAGCTGCAAAGAAATTCACAATATTTGACGAAAAAACGAAATCGTTCAAGATAGATCCAGGTGGAATCAGACAGATGAAAGAGCTGGCGAAGGCTGCTGGAATGTCTTACGATAATTTCACTAAGATGGGATTAGCGGCAGCTAACTCCGAAAGATTATTTTCACAAATAAGATTTGCTGGTAATTTATCCGAAGAAGATAAGATGTACATCTCAAGTATTGCTGAAATGAAAGGTGGTGAATACCAAATCAAAGTAAGAGATGAAAAGGGTGAAGAGGTATTCAAAAATATACGTGACTTATCTGAAGAACAACTCAAACAAGCTGTTGAACAAAATAAGAAAGAGCCGAAAACAATGGAAGAAATTGCTAAGGCTCAGATGGATACAGGAAAGGTAATGGCTGGAGATATTGCCTCAATAAGAAACAGAATTGTTTATGGTGTTGCCGGAGCAGATGGTGTAAGACAAATACCCGAAATAACAAGGAAGTTAGGGGAAAGTGTAACAGATGCTCTTCAAAAGATTGCTCCTGAAACAAAGGATATACAGAATGTGACAGGAAAGGCAATCACTGAGTTGGGTAAATCGATGGCCGATGTAATACAAGGTAACAAATCATTCCAAGATGTAGGAAAAGAATTGATGGACAAACTCAAAGGATCAGGAGTTGATATTTCTCAATTTGCAGATAAGATGGGAACCCTCCCCGAAAAATTGATGGATTCTGTTTACGAAAAATTCAAAGATGATAGAAGTGAGTTAGGAAAAATGATTAGTGGTTACTTGAAACCTGGGTCTTCTGCAAGAGGAGAATTCCAAAAAGGAATGAAGTCTACGATGGATCTTGGTAAAATGACAAAGTCTGCCCAAGTTACAGAGTCCAAGACCGTGACACACGACGGTAAAATTACTTTCGAATTCAAATCTGACGGTAGTATGGACCCACAAGTTGTCAGAACAATTGAGAAGTGGGTTGAATCACAAGAAGGTTCTAAGAAACTTTATACATTATTGTCCACAATGAAAGACGCTACGGGACAATCCATACTTGAAAAGGCAAAGAAATAAAAAATTAGCTTTTCCCTATTTATTATAAAACAAACTGAATGCCTAGCCCATTAGATTACGGTAGTACAGAAGCCTTCAGAAAACGACTTCTAACAAGAAATCTGAGATCATACAAGTTGGCCCCATACGTCGACCCAAATCAGGTTGCTTACCCAACAGTACTGACTGACCAAGCGGTTGTAGACAGTCAACCAGACCCATCGGGTTATGGATTGGTTGTCTTCAATGACAGAATGGCTAGATTCAATGTTTATTCTCCAGATACACCATTCGAATATTCCACAGGAACTGTAATTAAGGAATCAGAGTTTGAACCATATCCAAACTTCAATTCATCATTTTATGAACCTGTTGACATATTATTCGATAGAGATCCATTAGGTTCCAATGGTCTTTTGAGTTCAGATTCATTCATTGCCAAGATTGGTGCAACACAACTTAAAAAACTTTTTGAAGAAAGAATTGCGGTAGAAATATACCAACGAACTGTCGGTAGAGCAAACATTGCGGGGGCGGCAAGTGGTAGTAATCTTTTCGGAGTTCTAACAAACAGAATTCCTCTTATCGAGCCGAATTATCAAATTACCCAACCGGCAAATCCTTTATTGTCGGCAGTAGATTTAGCCGTGAGATTAGCAGGAAGTTATATTCCTTTTTCACCAATTCCAGGTTCTTATTGGGACACAGAAATAAGACTTGGACAACCAACAACAATACAACAAATTGAGAAAGCTTTTTCTTTTGTCACTCAATCAGGTATAGGAAAATTCTTTGCCAGATTACTTGGATCTGCGGATTCAGGTTCTCAAAAGTTCTTAAGTAACACAGGTCCTGGTCAAAAAAGTGTTCTGTTCAAGAACATTGACATGAACAGGTTCAAACCTGATTATGACAGAAACTTCTTCGATAGATTGGGAGGTGCAATTGTTGGAGGTCAAGCAAATAGTTCAAACTATTACGTTGGATCTAGAACCTCGGATCCATCTATGGTGTTTTCACCAATTGGTGATTTACCAACAGACCACTTTGGAAGACCTATACAATCCCCTGTTTATGGCCCATCTGAGTTAGCTCAACTATATGAAGGAGTTGAACAGTCACCAGGTTTAGGTCCTGCGGGAGTGCCATATGTAGATGGTGGTGGTATAGAAGGTGGAATGACTTGGGTGTCACCAAAATACAAAAGGAATGCTGGAAAATACGTAGGTCCTGGTGGTAAGGAAATGGGAGAAGATCCTGATTTTGACCCCTCTACTTATGACGACTCAAACTCGACAAGATTCAGATTCAGAACAGGATCTATCTTGGACGAAACACAGAGAATTGTAGAAAGTCAGCCAGCGGGTGCAAAAAGATTTGAACATGTAGGAAATGCCATAGATCAAGTAAGTAAAGTATTCAGTGATGGATACAAAGAAATGACGAAAGGTTCGAGAGTAATTTCGTATGTAGGTGAAATTGGAAATGAGGTAGGTGCAGAATATTGTAGGGTCTTTACCAAAGATACTCCATTCCTACAGTATAACGATTTACAGAAGACTGATGGTATGACAACTGAGGGACGTAGATTCTCTTATTCGGTGTTCGATAAAACATACAACCTGAACATTGCTCCAAACAGAAGAAACGGGGGACAAGACTCAAGTAATCTTATTGGTGGTGCTAATGGGGCTTATGCAAAGAAATATATGTTCTCGATTGAGAACTTGGCGTGGAGAACATCGAAAATGTTCGAAGATCTTGCGGATTGTGAGAAAGGGCCTAATGGAGGTAGAGTAATGTGGTTCCCTCCTTATGGTTTAACTGTTAATGAAAATGTAAGTACAGGTTGGAACACATCTGAGTTCTTAGGAAGACCTGAACCAATTTACACCTATAAATCGACACAAAGAACAGGTACACTCTCGTGGAAGATTATTGTTGACCACCCATCAGTTCTTAACGTTATCGTTAACAAAGTATTAAAAGATCAGACGAAGAAGAACATCATTGATGGGTTAATCAATTCATTCATGGCGGGATGTACAAAGTACGACCTTTATGAACTCGCTAAAAAATATGCAACAATCAATAGATCGGATTTGTATGAGATACAAAGGATGTTGACAAATCCTACTGTTACCAAAGAAGAAATATTAGAGGCAAATGCTCAATTGAACGTAGGTATACCGGCACCCACAAATAAAACCAATCCTTCACCTGAACAAAAAGACACCACACCAAGTTTAGATCAATACAAAAACTCCGCAGTGTATTTTGAAAATGATATCCCTAAAAAAGGGGCTGTTGGAAGTTATGGTGGTTATTATACAACTTATGTTTCTCCAACAAACCAAGCAACATACACAAAAAACGCTACCGGTCCGAACGGAAAAAAAGATACAAGTGCTACCCAACAAGTACAAAACATGTTTAGTAGCGGGGTTATTGAAAGCTTCAAAAAATTGAATAATACCTCAACATTCTACAATGAACTCAAGAAGATATTAGATGATGGTTATAGTGTTGTAATAGATATTGAAGGAGGAGCGTCTGCACCTGCAACAGCCAATTATAACAACGAATTAGGACAAAGACGAGGTCAATCCTTGGTTGAGTATTACAAAGAGACGGATCTTAAGAAATACATTACAGATAAAAAAACATTAACATTTAACATCAGATCAGTAGGTGAGCAAGGAACAACAGATGCTGGAGGTGCACCACAAGCGGGTGTGACTAACGTTCAAACTTTGGGTACAAATCAAATCAATTGTACAAGTGGTAAGGGTGACGTTGGTGATAAAGATATCTATACAAGGAACGCAATGGCTTGTAGAAGGGCCAAGATAACAAACATAAGAGTAGTTCCTAAACCTTCAGATCCACAACAAAACATCACAACAACCCAAACTATATCTGCGGCGGTGCCAGCGGGACAAGCTCCACAGGCAATCCAAGGATCGTCACAAACAAATGTACAGGGACCTGTAGAGACAGTTACCGAGGTTCAACGAGATAATATAACGAAGAGAGTGTTAAGGAAATTCTTAACAGAGTGTGATTACTTTGAGGTTATCAAAGAAGAGACACCCATGGTTTATGATAACCTGAAAGACAAATTACAATTCTTTGATCCTGCGTTCCACTCGATGACACCTGAAGGACTTAACTCAAGATTGACGTTTTTACAACAATGTATGAGACCAGGGGAATCAATTCCTACGATCAAAGAAGTTAATGGTCAAACAACGATACAGTACGACCAAGCGATGAATACAGCTTTTGGGGCACCCCCAATCCTCATATTGAGAGTTGGTGATTTTTACAATATTAAAATTGCACCAACAAGTCTAGGAATCACGTACGAGCCTCTATTAGATATAAATCCTGAAGGTATTGGAGTTCAACCTATGATTGCTAACATTACCTTAGGATTCAACTTCTTAGGTGGTGCTGGATTAAAAGAACCTGTTGACAAACTACAAAACGCCCTTTCATTCAATTACTACGCAAATACAGAGATTTACGACGAAAGAGCAGATGCTACCGATATAGAAAGTGCTCAAGCCCTTGATGCTGAGTTTATTAAATCAGTACAGGCTAATGAGACGTTGAATAACCTTAATGCGGTTAACAGTAATGATGCTTATAACGGAAAAGGTAATAGTGAAACTATTGGTGTAATAACAAGGAGAGCAATAAACGATTCACAATTAGATACAGGAGATATCAATTACAAAGATATTATGAATGTGCTTTTGGATTCATCTCAAACATTCTTTACAAACACAATCAATCAGTCTAAGACTATTGTAAGTCAATATGGTGGAGTTATGTTACAACAATGGGGATATCAGAGGTATTATATGGAGGGACTTATCAATTCGGATGGAGTTACTGCTAATAACTTAATTGGTAAATCTCAGAATATTGAGAAGAGGATGAATAAGTTTTTCACTGATTATGAAACAAGTATTAATAATGGGTCCAATGGTTTTATAAATTACTTAGAAAGTACGAACTTTAACTTCTCTAATAAATTGATAAGGGTTGTTAAGAAAAATTTTGCTTCTTATATCAACGAAAGAAGATCAAATTATTACAACTCTATCACTAAGATAATACAAGAGACAACACAACAACAATTGAATCTCACTGCTATTCTGAACAGACTGAATGTTTTATATCAGGACAGTGGTACGTTCCTATATGATGGTTATGCTCTCCAAAACGGAACAATAAAAATGTATCAATGTGCCTCTACTACAGAAGTTGACCCATCAAGTCAGAACCCACCAAACACAAATACCTACATAGAAATGCAAAACGACATAACAAAAGTCGCAGTTGCTCTAAAAAGTTTCAATGAAAAAATTGCAACGGATTATTCTTACAACATAACAGCAGGATCAATCAAAGGTAGTGTAATTAAAAACGGATTAAATAATCAAGGAGGATTAGAAACCAATGTATTCGAAGCACTTACAAACCCACAAAATCCTGTAGGATCAGGATTCTTTTGGAATGAGAATGGTGTTACAAACAAAATAGGTTACATGATTATGAATAATGTGATTCTTGATGATAAGGAATACCAAAACTTCAGATCAAAAATCTTGAACGACATTGTAAACAAAGCAGAGCTTAAAGGGGACGGTAATCAAGAAATTGCTAGAGTTTTTGACGACTATTGGAAGGATAAAATAAAACCTTTATATCAAGCAGAAACAAAGGCAACACAGACGTTGATTGAAAAATTCGAAAAAGAAAAAGTAGCTGACTTTATGAAGTTTACGCCTTATACTAAGAATAAACCAAGGAAGTTCGTGTTCACACAATTGACATCTCCTACAGAAAACCAAAAAAATTCTATTAAGAACTTAGGGAAGACTGTCAATACAAATACAAGTAATAAAACTTGGAACGACAAAGTTAAATTTAACTAATGGGAGGGCAGTATTATAATAGGTATCAGGAGTTTCTCATCAATGGTGAGCAAACAGTTGTGCCTTTTGTTACAATACCAAATAAACCATCAGATAAGGTTCATATCTATAAGGTTAATAGAAGTAGACTTGATAAAGTATCTGAGGAATATTATGGGTCACCATATTTCGGATGGTTAATTCTACAAGCCAATCCACAGTTTGGTGGGTTAGAACAGAACATTTTTGATGGTGCTTTCTTGGTTGTTCCATACCCATTGATTACTTCACTACAGGATTATAAAGCGGCTTTGGATAACCATTTCTTATATTATGGCAGGTAACAGTATATTCACAGGACAAGACGGAAACATCTATGTTGATTTTGACGTTCAAAACTTTATTGTGGTTGATCCTAATAAGATCGTTGATAAGAAGGGAAAAATCCAAGAGAGATCGGTTGCCCAAGAAAATCTTGTTATGTATGCCAATTTGGAAACGAAACTTCTCCCGAGAACAAAACTTGCGGTAGGACAAACTATACAGGATCAGATTACCACTGTTTCAATAGCGGAAATAAATTTCATGAAGCCTGGTGGTCAGAAGTACCTCACAAACGATTATACAAATGAGATTACGGGTCAGGGTATTTTGAACAAGGGTACAACCAATAAATCTTCAGCATCATTCACACCATCGACAGGACAAAAACCTTTTGCTAATGTACAAGCTGGTTTACCAACACAAAATCAAAACGATACTGGACTACTTGGTATAACATCTATAAATTGTAAGATAGATACATCATTCGTTCCACAAGTAACTATTGAGTTAGAGGATGTACAAGGAAGGGCTTTATTTGAAAAAGGTGATTTATCCCCATACGCAGCATTCTTTCAGTTACCGTATCCGCCATTTTACCTTACACTTAAAGGATTCTATGGGCAGGCCATTAGATATCAACTAAATCTAATATCTTTCAATGCTAGGTTTAATACCTATTCAGGTAACTACCAAGTTACTTTACAGTTCTATGGGTACAAATTCAACATTTTGAATGAGATATCAATACAGTCGATACTGGCAGTACCTCACATGTATTCTACACAATATACAATAAGTAAACCATTATCTGACAGTACAAAATCAGCATCACTGACACAGATTGAGGAAGGTGGTACCGCAAAAATACACGAAGTCTATAGGGATTATAAACAGAAGGGATTGATACCAATGGATTTCCCTGAGTTGGCTGTTGATGAGTTATTGAACAGATTAGAGATGTTTGAAACTAATTTAATGAATTCATGGACCAAGGAAGATGTGTCTTCTTTAACAGAAAGTGTGAATTTCAAAAACAGTTTGAATGCCTTTCAAGGTGAAATTCTCACTAACAAAGATTCATGGTTCGAAGTCAATTGTGATAAAGAAAAGGCGTTGGTGGTTAAGGGAGGGGGAGAGGCTTTATATCCACTGAAAAAGACAGTCAAAGATGGTGCGAATAGTGCTGGTGAAAGTACAAAACAGAAAGCGGATGCGAGTTTGAAGGCAAAGGTACAGAGTAATAATGACATACTTGCTAGTAATTCTGTTTTTGGATCGGAAGGAGCTAAGGATAAAAACCTCGAAGTTAAAAGTACTATCACATATGAAAACATGTTTGTTGAAATTGAACCAAATTCAATAGACTTTGTTGCAACTTTCAAAATAAGAAACAAAACAGATAGAACTCCAACCCCATCTGAAGATGCAAACATAAGGTCTCAGATTGCCACTGAGCTGATTTCTAATATAGAATTGTCTGATCAATCACAAGAAAAAAATGACAAGATAAAACTCTATGTTTTCGAAGGTAAAAATAGATTCACGGGGTTAATAAATAAAATGTTAGAAACCCTAAACTCTAAGGCTCAAGCAGAAGAAGAAAGAATTACTGCTGTTTTGGCAGCAAAACTAGAAGACAAGGCACAAGGTATAGGCTTCAGACCATCAATAAGAAATATTATAACAGTTCTGATGGCATCTACCGAAGCTTTTATCAGAATTATGGATGATGTCCACAAAAAAGCGTGGGACAAAAGAGATGATCCTGACAGAAAAAAAGCCGTGATGAAGTTCCCATCTTCAGACATGAAAGACAATGTTCCTGTCGATCCGATGGCACTGATGAATAATTCCATTTATGCTAACTCACAACAACCAATATATCCTTGGCCACAATACTTCGTTCAGGATGATAAAAATCCTGACAGGTTTGTTATTCAATACCCAGGTGATCGAAGTGTAGTTGATTCTACAAAGGCTTTCGATTATTCAAAATGGCCTGAAGTACAATTCGTAGAGGAGTTTGTTAAGGCTTCAACAGAAAAAGGACCACAAGTTCAAGACAACACACAGAAAGATAATGAAGATCAGGAGATCAACAGACTAACTCTGAATGGTATTGAATTCCCACAAACTAATATTCCTTACTTTACAAAAGAGGAAGTTAAGTTCTTCTTCGAAATATGGGAAAGGACATACGTTAACTCACATTATAATAGATTCCAAAGAGGAGGTAACGTAAAGGAGATTTATGAAACAATAGGAAGAAACGAAGCTGACAATATTATCACCGCTTTGGGGGTATCGTCGCCATTTTTGATTCAGAAACTCAAAAATTACGGATTCAATTTCCAAAACTTCTTAGGAGTTTTATCTCACATTTCTAATCAGGGTACCGGACCATCCATACAAAAATTGATTCGTGATATTTTTGCAACACCATATATCCAAAATGAAGTTGATAGACCATTCGAAATATATGATTCAAGTACTATAGATGGTGCAAGTTCAACAGTCACAAGAGGATTGACACAAACAGATCTAACTAATTTTAACTCTTTAATTAAAACAAACGTCCAACCAGATTTTTGTGACACGTATCCATTTACAAGCGCGATTTGGAATCAAACAAATTTAGAAACAAGCGCGAAGGCGGCTCAAGGTCTATTCTATAATACTAAGACAACTCTTTTTGTTAATGGTGATAAAAAAGTTATTTCCAACTACATTGAAAGTACAACGAAAGAAACGATCAGACCTGTCACAAGTTTTGCCTATAAAAACTTCACTCAGCCAGTAGTTCCACAGAACAACTTGAATATATTTTATCAATTCAGAGACAAACCTTCACAGTTTTTGTCAACAGAAGGGTATTGTGTTGGATTAAGTGGATCAGGATTTGCAACACAGACGACATCAATATTGAATACACCATATTTTGTAAACGCATTACAGAATGGAGTTCAAGAATGGCAGTCAGGTAACAAATACCCATATGTACAAGGAGCATACCTTTTAGTGAATTCTTTACCCTTATCCACATTAAGAGGTACATACAAAAATAAGGGAGAAGTTGAAAGTTTAGACTACATAGCTTCTTCGATAAAAAGATTCGGAGGTATACACAAATTACCATATGCGTGGATCCTCAAATTGGGTTCTGTTTATCACAGATATAAAAAATTTGTTAATGACAATGTTGATATTTTAGATACATGTTGGAAAGATTTTGATTATGTACAAAACTTTGACCCGATAACATTCAGAGAGGATAAAGTTTATAGCCTTTCTTTTGCTTCTGGTACTACCTCACAAGTCTACTTACAAGGATACTATTATAATCCACCCCTTCCACCACCAGCAATATCTTTAAGTTTTACAAGCCAAACTATTCAATCGGGATTTTATCCGAAACTGATCAATGACATGAACGTTTTCTTGAACGGCAAACCATGTTTTTCAACTTACTCAGATGAGGAGATACAATTATATGTTGATTCAACAATGAGAGTTGGTAACATAGCGGAATCCAACGTGGATCAAGTTTTCGTTTCGGGTGGTACACCTTTGAACATATTCAGAATGAACCCTTGGACAACAACTATCAAGAACACCTCAACTGGTTCATATTACACGTCACCCTCATTCGGAACAATTTATAATCAAGTACCGTATTCAATATTTGACTCCGTGACAACTCAAGGATCTTATGTTGCAAACAGAAATATTTTGAGTAATCCTGCAATATACAACGGATCAGTAAGATGTTTTTGGGGGGCTTCTAATTACGGATATTTTGATGTAACTAGAAATCCGAAACCTAACCCATCAGAATATATTACATTAGTAGAACCTGAAGGTGAGGTTTATCCTATGAGTTTAGGATTTGGATATTCTAGTATTGAAGACATTTTTGCGGTTTTCAATAAGGAACAACTGGACGTGATGGAGCAGAAGTTCTTGGACTTCAGTAGATCCGTATATGACATCAACCCTAAAGTTGGGCCTGGACAACCACAGATAACAATCAATGTTGATACAAATGATCCGAATAGATATTTGAAAAACTTTCAGTTGATGGTGAGAGAATTTTTCGAAATCAATGCACCACAGGCTGGACAAAGTACACAGGATTACCTCAAGAGTGCCATCAGTCAACAATTTGGTAACATCATAACAATCCTGAATAATTTCATGGAATATGATGTTGTGGTTAAGATGGGTAATCCATCTAACTACAATAGGAAATTGTTCGATAGTTTTAACCCTGACTACGAAACAGGATATGAGTTTGTTGACAACACAACCTCACAAACAAATACAACCGTCGGATTTAAATTGGTGGACCCGTTCAAGTTTGAAACATACATTCCTGGAACTCTACCAACCAGTGGAGGGACAACCACACTCGCCGCATCATACCAAACAAACACTGAAGCATGGAAAGAACTGTTGACACAGATGGGACCATCTACAATCCCAAGAATGATACCCACAAGTAACGGTTCTTACATAACGGATTTCTTTGTTGATAATAATATTAGATTCAATAAGAATAACGTACAAATTTGTGCTCCCCTAATTAGGATATATGCAACTCAAAAACTTAAGAATCCATCACTCAATGGAGAAAGTTTCAAAAACTTAGTTCAAAACTATTCTGAACAAATGTTGGAGTATCATGAAAACGTATTCAATAATTTATTCCAAAATCTTCAGAAAGGTTTACCAAGTGTTTCATATCCTGTTGAGGGTAAGATAACTAGTGCAATCACAGGGGATTTGATCAAGGCTCAATTATATGAGAACTTCAAAGCAATCAATGACAAATGGATTGCAGGAAACGCCTACAATGAAGAGACACTTCTTCAAGATTTCTTATTTGTTGACAGAGCATCTAGGAACGTTGGAGACAGTATATTGGTAGATATTTTTTCAGTTAAGAATAGATTGAGAAACTTAAATGTGGATGCGAGTGTTTACACCATGATATCAGGAATATTGGTTGAAAACAATTTCTCTGTAATGCCACTACCGGCATATGTAAACTTCTATAATATTCAGACACCTGATGGAAAAAATCCTGTCCCTAAGACTGAGAACTCCGCAGATTTTGCGAACAATCTTTGGGGGACATTCTTAAGTGTTGATTATAGAAACTCTCAACCTAAGTTGGTATGTTTCTATTCTGAGAAACCTTCCAACTATCCCGATTTAGGTAGAAACCAAGACTTCAGATACAAAAACGACGGATTCAATTGTAACAGTGTAACCAGTAACCCACTTATCACAAATGATGGAGATAAAACTAACTACGCTTTATCAAACAGATGTGTTGGATTCAATGTTGATATGGGTATCAGAAATCAAAACGTTTTCACATCTTTTTCTGTATCACAAGATATTGGTAAGGCAACTTCTGAAAGTTTGATTGCCGTAAACAACTTGGCAAACCAAGCCTCAGGTAGGGACGTTGCATCTTCGAATGTGTCATTACTCAACATATACAATGAGAGAAGTTATGCTTGTAATGTTGTTAGTTTAGGTAACGCATTGATACAACCAACAATGTATTTCTGTTTGAATCACGTTCCCATGTTCAATGGGGCATATTTGATTACATCAGTTGAACATACGATTACACCAGGTGTTTTCCAAACATCCTTCACTGGAGTTAGACAACGTGTATTTGCAAGTATCAGACCGAATAACTATCTAATAAGTTTGAATAAGAACTTGTTACAAAAGTTGGTAACCACAGACTTGAAAACAGCCACAGTTAAACCTAACGTGGGTGATATCAATCAAACAAGTAAGAAAGCCAACGATGCTCAAAACAGTTGCCAAGAATCTGTAACATCAGGAGTTACAAGATACCAAAAGGGTTACACTGCAATTGCAGCAAATGAGACTACGGTTACCTTACAATCTTTTGTTAGTGCCCTTAGTACAAATTTACAAAGTTCGTCTTCAGACCAAAAACTTAGATCACAACTTGCGATGGCGGTTTTCGTGTTCAGTTATGTTTCTTCAGCGGCATCAGAACAAATGAAATCATTTGGAAACAACTATACTAACGTAAACTTACAAATAGATTGGGGTCCTAAGTCTGATGTATATTTTGAGAAACAATTCTGTTGTGTGAATATAGGAACAGATAAAGGTAATCAATCTAAACCTTTTGCAAGATTTGATAGTTTGGAAAAGTTCATAAAATTTATGTGTGATAGTTTGGATCAATCTTGTGTAAACAATCAGTTTGTAACAGTGTCTGCGAATTCTTTCATACCTACGGTTGATTCAATGTATAACTATTATAAAAGAGTTTGGCCAAGAATTAGAAATGAACAACAACAAAAAGATTTTGAGACCAACCAAGGTAAAGAAGTCAAAGCGAAGATATCTGAGGCGTTGGATAAAATCGGAGTATTATTCCCAACGGCAGGAATCCCATTTGTATCAACAACAAATCAGACAACACCAAATCCGGCAACACCAAATCCGACACCAACCCCTTTAGGGCAACAAGTCAATCCAAATCTTACACCTAACGCCCCTGACAGAACAATATTCTCAAATGCTAGAATACCAGGTTCAGGTACAATATATGTTCTGAGACCATCGGTTCTTGCAGATGGTAAATTGAAAGTGAGAGGTGGAATTGGTCCGGATTTATTGAGTAAAGATTATGAGGTGGACATATATCTAATTGTATTGAACGGGATGGGTACCCAAATAAAGATAGGATCTAGTATATTAAAAAAAGGTGACAATAATATAAATTCTTTTGAGTTTATAACACCAAAATCATTCACAAGAGAATTAGATACTGCTGCAGGATCTACAACAAGTAATAACTCAAGGGAAGTTGGATTTACATTCAAGATAAAAGAATATCCTGAATACGAATTTGGGACGGTTAAGGTAGTGTTACCTTATGAGTGTCCAGGTGAAAGTTATAGAATATATGATTTGGTTGAAGAATCGGTGTACAAATCTATATTAGAGGACCCATGCGGAGAGTGTTATCCTAATGGAACGAATGGTCAAGAAATAATTCTCTACGGTAAAAAATGTACATAATCGTATTTGCAGTATATTTATAAAGAAAAAGTATGAATATTAAATTAGCCTTAGACAATTACTTAGGTAAATCAGCCAGATATTCTGAAATGGATAATGGTGATGGTACCAAGCAAGTTTGTGACTTGGATACTGGTGATTGTTACACAATCCGTATGAAAGACGGACTTATCGAAAGGGTTGATAATACCATGACGATAAATAAAAAAGTTAGAGTTGAAACACCACACGGTGTCAAACAACTATTAAATGGGTAAAAAATGAGCTTAGATAAGAAAATTTTAGCTGAGATTGAAAAGTACAATAAAGTAAATAAGTACATAATGGAACAGGATGCGGCTGTGGCTCCACCTGTACCGGCAGATCCAGCGGCGGCACCAGCACCCGAAGCAGCACCTGCACCAGCACCAACTCCTGAAAAGATCGATGTTGAATCAGATCCTGATGTAGAGAAAGTAGATATGGAGGGTAAAAGCCAAGAGGGCGACGCAGGAACTGAAGAATTAGATATCACTGAGTTGGTTGACTCACAGAAAAAAATCGAGACTAAGCAAGACGATTATTTCGATAACCTCTTCAAACAATTGGGGTCATTAGAGCAGAAACTTTCTGAGATGGATAGTATCATGGCGAGATTGAACTCAATTGAAAATAAGATTGAAAAATATAGAACTAAAACTCCTGAAGAAAGACTTGAACTCAGAAGTTATGATTCTTATCCTTTCAATCAGAAATTATCACAATTCTTCGACGAAAAAGAAGAAGAGATGGAAAAGACGGGTAAAAGAGACTATGTTTTGACACCCGATGATGTAACAGACATCAATCCTTCAGAAATAAAGGATACATTCCAACCAAAACCAGATAACGTAAAAGATTTCGGTTACTAAGAGAATACACATATAAAAGGGGGATTAGGAAACTAATCCCTTTTTTATTTGACAGATGGACTATGTTCAACTATATTTGACATATATTAATTAACACTTTAAAACAGAGTAATCATGAGTGCATTAGATGCCGTATTGGCGCAGTACGAAAAAAACAAACAGTCATCGGGCGGGGCCCAATCTAAGATGTCACAAGAAGAGAGAATGAAGAAATACTTCGCTCTTATTCTTGAAGAAAAAGAAAGTTCAGGACAGAGAAGAATTAGAATTCTTCCTACTCCTGATGGATCATCACCATTCAAAGAGGCTTGGTATCACGAGATCCAAGTAGGTGGTAAATGGCAAAAGTTTTACGATCCAGGAAAGAACGACAACGAACGTTCTCCATTGAATGAAGTTTACGAAGAACTTATCTCTACAGGTAAGGAGTCAGACAAAGAATTGGCAAAACAATATAAGTCACGTAAATTCTATATTGTAAAAGTTATCGATCGCGATAAAGAAGAAGAAGGACCAAAGTTCTGGCGTTTCAAACACAACTATAAGAACGAAGGTATCTTGGATAAAATTATTCCTATTTGGAGAAACAAAGGTGATATCACAGATCCTGAGAAAGGTCGTGATTTGATCATCGAGTTGACAAAATCCAAAACACCTAAGGGTAAAGAATATACCACAGTATCAACTATCATGTACGATGACCCATGTCCTGTACACACAGACAAAGACGTAATGAATCAGTGGGTTTCTGATGATTTGACTTGGCAAGATGTATATTCCAAAAAACCTGTTGAATACCTTGAAGCAATTGCACGTGGTGAAGTTCCACGTTGGGATTCTGAAAAAGGTGGATACGTTTACGGAAACGATGAAGAAGCAACAACTTCATTGGGTGGTACCAAATCTACCTCATATGTAGATCCACAAGCAGATGCTGATGTTGATGGTGACTTACCATTCTAATTTATATCATGTTCCCGACATTTCTGTCGGGAACATATTTTAATACAATAATATGGCGATCAAGAAAAACGATTTTAGTAATTTAAAAAAGAAGTATTCTACTTCTGCAAAATACAAACCACAAAGGTTCTTGGATTTGGGTGCAGACTTTTTGGATGCAGTTGGACTTCCCGGTCCCGCAGTTGGACATATCAATATGTTCTTAGGTCATTCAGATACAGGTAAAACTACTGCAGCGATTAAAGCAGCGGTTGATGCACAGAAAAAAGAGATCCTACCTGTATTCATCATCACCGAACAAAAGTGGAGTTTCGATCATGCAAAACTGATGGGATTTCAATGTGAGGAAGTTGTCGATAAGGAAACGGGAGAATTGGATTGGGATGGGTTTTTCTTGTTCAACAACAACTTCAGTTATATCGAACAAATCACAGATTATATCAATGAGCTCTTGGATGCACAAGAAAAAGGTGAATTGAACTACAGTTTGTGTTTCATATGGGATTCTGTTGGATCAGTACCATGTAAGATGACTTACGAAGGTAAAGGTGGTAAACAACACAATGCATCTGTACTTTCAGATAAGATTGGTATGGGTATCAACCAAAGAATTTCAGGATCGAGAAAGGCAGACACAGAATACGAAAATACTCTCATCATTATCAACCAACCTTGGGTTGAACTACCTGATAATCCTTTCGGACAACCGAAGATTAAAGCTAAAGGTGGCGAATCAGTTTGGTTGAACTCATCATTGGTATTTCTATTCGGAAACCAAAAAGGTGCGGGTACAACAAAAATTACAGCAACTAAAGACAAACGTTCAGTTAAGTTTGCGGTTAGAAGTAAAGTATCCGTTATGAAAAATCACATCAACGGACTTGGATTTGACGATGGTAAAATTATTGTAACACCACACGGTTTCTTAGCAGGTAAAGATTCAACGGAAGAAAAAGCATCTATTGAAACCTACAAGAAAGAATATGCTGACTATTGGAAAGATATCATCGGAGCTGAAGGTGATTTCACACTTACAGAAGAAAAAGAAGATTGATTGTTCACCCTTAAATTGAATATGTGACAAAGACATTGTTGGTGGATGGGGACAACCTATTCAAGATTGGATTCCACGGGGTCAAAGAACTCTTTTACGACGGTAATCACATTGGTGGGGTGTATCACTTCATTAATACCCTCAGACGATTCTTGGAGGAGCAGGAGTACGATAAGGTCGTAGTCTTTTGGGATGGTGACTCAAACTCCTCAGCTAGAAAAAGAATTTACCCTGAATACAAGGCGAACAGAAGGGTAAACATGAATGAATACAAATACGAATCTTACTTAACACAAAAAAGTAGAGTTAAACAGTATTTGGAGGAGGTGTTCGTTCGACAAGTCGAGATGAAAGATAATGAGGCAGATGATCTCATTGCCTACTACTGTAAAGTGGCGACCCAAGAAACTATTACCATATTCTCAGCCGACAAAGACTTAACACAACTCATAAGTCCACAAGTTTCAATTTATTCTCCAATAACAAAACAAGTTCACACGTTTGGAACTAAAATCAAATTCAAAGATATTGAAGTACCACATGAAAATGTTTTGACTTGTAAAATCCTGATGGGAGACAAGTCCGATAATATTGAAGGTATACAATCATTAGGTGAAAAAAGTTTGTTGAAATATTTCCCAAATTTGTCGGAAAAATCCTGCACTATCGAAGAAATCCTTGATAATGCACGAAATATCCCGCAAGAAAAACCTATAAAAGTAATCTCTAATATTTTGACAGGTAAGACAAAAAGTGGTATACTTGGAGAACAATACTACCAAATAAACAAACTGATAGTGGACTTAAAAAATCCACTGATCACGGATGAGGGAAAACAACTTGTTGAATCCATTCATACCGAAGAATTAGATCCCACTGATAGAGGATATAAAAATTTGATGAAATACATGATGGAGGATGGACTATTCAAATACCTACCAAAAAACGACGAAGCGTGGGTAAATTTCCTGAAACCGTTCATGAAGTTAATAAGAAAAGAAAAACGAAAATTTAAAAACTAAAAAACATGAGAGACCAAGATCAAGTAAAGATGGAGTTCCTCCTAACACTCAACGACAACATTGTGGTACAGAGATTTTTCAATGTCAGAGGGTACAACCCAAAGGCAAGAGTTGCAACAGACCTATACGAATATATGTATGAGGTTAAACAAACTCTCCATGATTATTTGAAAATGAAAACTGTTGTTTACATGTTGGACAACAAAGAGGCCATCATTCACGATCCAAAAATTATGGAGACATCATTCACTGATGGACCAGAGAATTTCCACCTTTATGTGAAAGTTGGAGATGAGACAATTTGTCATAGAATTTTTGACGCAAAATTATATCCGCCAAAAGTTCGTTATACAGTGGACGTAAGACCATATTTGAAAGAGATCCTTTCGTCATTGACTGACATTTTTTCAAAAACAGAATTAAATCACGAATACTGCGGAATTGAGTTGGCATAAGGAGTATTTATAAATCTAAGGGGTGAGAGAACAAGATATATGCAAAAAAATTTCGATTATTTAGGTAATACCTTCCAGATTCAGTTAATCAATCAGATCGTCGTAGACAAAGACTTTTCACACACAATTATGGATGTGTTAGAGACTACGTACTTTGATAACAAGTATTTCAAGATGATTGTTGCGATGATCAAAGAGTATTTCACTAAGTATCAATCTACCCCAACCTTCGAAACTTTGGAACAGATTGCTAAGTCAGAGATTTCTACTGAGTTAGTTTTGAAAGTAATTCTTGACACAATCAAACAGGTCAAGGAAGCTCCATTCGACGGTAGTGTGTTTGTTCAAGAGAAAGCTTTGAAGTTCTGTAAACAACAAGAGTTACAGAAAGCGATGAAACAAGCGCAGAAGATTATCGATGAGGGTGACTTCGAATCTTATGACAAAGTAGAAGAGTTAGTAAGAGATGCAATTCAAGTTGGAGAAAGAGATTTAGGTACAGGAGACGTATTCGAAAACTTAGACGTAGTTTTAGATGAAGACTTCAGATCTCCAATACCAATGGGTATTAAAGGTATCGATAATCTACTTAAGGGTGGATTGGCTAAAGGTGAAATTGGAGTAATCTTAGCACCGACTGGTGTGGGTAAAACCACAATCCTCACGAAGATAGCAAACACTGCCTTCAACATGGGATTCAATGTTCTTCAGATATTTTTCGAGGACAATCCCAAAATTATTCAAAGAAAACATTTTACCATATGGACTGGTATCGAACCCGATAACTTAGTCTTTCATAAAGAAAAAGTATTCGAAAAGATTCATGAGATTCAGAACTCAATGCCTAACAAATTGGTTCTGAAAAAACTACCTTCTGATTCACTCACAATGCTTCAAATCAAAAACCAACTCAGAAAAATGATTGCTGATGGTACAAAGATTGATTTGGTGGTGTTGGACTACATTGATTGCGTAATGCCAGAAAAGGCTTTAGGTGATGAATGGAAAAGTGAGGGATCAGTCATGAGACACTTCGAAGCCATGTGTCACGAACTTGGTTTGGTTGGATGGACCGCAACTCAAGGTAATAGAAGTTCAATCTCTTCCGAGGTTGTAACTACTGACCAAATGGGTGGATCTATCAAGAAAGCACAAGTAGGACACGTAATCATTTCTGTAGCAAAAACTCTCCAACAAAAAGAACTAAATCTGGCTACAATTGCGATTACCAAGTCACGTATTGGTAAAGACGGGGTTGTCTTTGAGAACTGTAAATTCAACAACGAACTTCTTGAAATCGATACAGAGGCATCTGTTACGTTCTTAGGATTCGAAGAACAACAAGAACAGAAGAAATCTGATCGTGTCAAGGAACTTCTTGAAAAGAGGAAACAAAGAGAACAACAAAAACAAGGAAATTAAATATCTCCTTGTCGTAAAAAAAACTTTAAAAAAACAACGATTTTTTTATTCAAAATCGGGACTGTTAGATGATGAACCTATATTTATCATTTAAAATCCCCGATTTTTTCATAAATTAGTATTTATTAAAATTCACAAAAACATGGACATTTCAAACCGAATACTCTCGGAAATTACAGTGTATATGAAATACGCTAAGTATATCCCTGAGTTGAAGAGAAGAGAGACTTGGCAAGAGCTCGTAACAAGAAACATGGAGATGCATATTAAAAAGTATCCCCAATTAGAAAAAGAAATCCGTGAGAACTACATGTATGTTTACAAGAAACAAGTTCTCCCATCAATGAGATCAATGCAATTCGCAGGAAAACCGATTGAAATATCTCCAAACAGAATCTACAACTGTGCATTTGCACCTGTGGATGACTGGAGAGTATTCTCAGAAATCATGTTCCTTTTATTAGGTGGAACAGGTGTTGGCTACTCAGTACAAAAACATCACGTAGAACAACTACCTGAGATTAGAAAACCTAATCAAGAAAGAGGAAGAAGATGGTTAGTTGCTGACTCTATTGAAGGATGGGCAGATGCCGTTAAGGTTCTTATCAAATCTTACTTCTTCGGTGGTTCAAAAATTGAATTTGATTTTTCAGATATCAGACCAAAAGGAGCACGTCTTGTAACATCAGGTGGTAAAGCTCCCGGTCCTCAACCTTTGAAAGAATGTCTTATCAAACTTGAGGGAATCTTGGAATCAAAACAAGATGGTGAAAAACTCAGACCAATCGAAGTTCATGATATGGTTTGTCATATTGCAGACGCAGTTCTTGCAGGTGGTATTAGAAGAGCAGCTCTTATCTCTTTATTCTCAGCATCTGATGATGAGATGATTGGTTGTAAGAGTGGCGCTTGGTGGGAAACAAATCCACAAAGAGGAAGAGCTAACAACTCTGTAACTCTGATGAGACACAAGATCGATAAAGATTACTTTATGGATCTGTGGAAAAGAATCGAAGCAAGTGGTGCTGGTGAACCTGGTATCTATTTGAGTAATGATAAAGATTGGGGAACCAATCCTTGTTGTGAGATCGCACTTCGTCCTTTCCAATTCTGTAACCTTACAGAAGTAAACGTATCTAATGTGGTATCTCAAGAAGATTACGAAGCAAGAGTAAAAGCTGCAGCGTTCATTGGAACACTTCAGGCAGGTTACACAGACTTCCATTATCTAAGACCAATTTGGCAAAGAACAACAGAGAAAGATGCTCTTGTTGGTATCTCAATGACAGGTATCGGATCAGGTGCGGTTCTTGGTTTGAATATGAAAGCGGCGGCTAAAGTTGTTAAAGAAGAGAA